CGCCAACATTCCGGGCGTGAGTAGTAGAGCGGGTGCGGCTCGGTTGCAAGTGTGCCATGTTCGCGGCGTCCCTTAGTTGGTCAGTTTGATGCAGATGACGTCGCCGCCAGCCAGGTCAGTGCCGATGCGGTACACCACGGCGTTAGGCACAGCCAGGCTCAAGGCCGGTACTGCGGTTTCAGCAGGTACGGTTGCGATCACACCGGTTGCGATGGTGTAAATCACTTTGTCGCTGATCTGAGCCGGGGCCGCAACGCTCACCCACACCATGCCCATTTCGAAGAAGGTTGCGATGCTGCCAGGCTTGACCAGCAGGCTTGGGGCCAGTGGGCCACCGGCTGCGGTGCCGTAGTTGATCAGCTCTTTTGGAGTGCCAGCGATACCACCGAATTGCAGGTCGACGTTGCCAGCGGTGTCACCACCAGGGCCATACAGACCGGTATCGCGGTTCTTGGTGAAGTAGCGGCCAAGCACGCAGTTAGCGGCAGTGGCGGCTGGGTCGATGGTGCCAGGGGTCGCACGCAGCGGGCCGTCAAATGCCAGCTCGCCAGGAATACCCGCGCCAATGTCTTTGTTCACGGTTTGCTGAAACATTATGCTTTGCTCCGTTCGGCTTGCTTGAGTTGCATCAGAGTCGGCTTGCCGTCTGCTGCGTCCATTGCGTCAACCATGCCATTGCGCACGGTGACGTCTTTGCTTGGGTCGCCCTTGGCGATCAGCCAACCCTTGAGGCTCGAAACCTCAGTACCCTTGTCGACGTTAAGACCAAGCTTCTTGACGCCATACGCAGCGATCTGCGCTTCAGTCTTGCCCGAGTGGTCAAAGACACCGACGTGTGGTTTCAGTTTCTTGGCCAGTGCGTCACCTGCTTGCAGGGCTTTGAACTGCGCCAGCACGCGGGAGTTGACAGCCGCGTCCATCGCTTCGACGGTCACCGGCTTGGTGTCGTCTTCGTCAGTGGCTTTGACTTCTGGTTCTTCGTCGGTTGCCTTGACGTCTTCGTCAGTGGCTTTGACTTCTGGTTCTTCGTCTTCGACCACAACCTTTTCAGGGTCGGTGGACGGTACGAGCTTTGCAATTGCCTCGGCCAATGCGGCCAAGAGTTTTTGGATTTCGTCCATTGCGGATGCACCTTTAATGTCGTTGTGGTCGAGAACTGCAACGCTTGGCCCCATCCGCCCATCATCAACTGATGCTAAGTGGTTGCCACGCAGATTCCGCTGTATTAAATCATATTTCTCACCGTTGTACTCACCAGGCTTCCATTCGTATGCGCACTGGTAGCCCAACGATAATTCGCGCTTGCCGTTTGCAACTTCGTTCTTGTGCGCTTCGGAAAACAACTTGATGTTCGAATAAACCGTTTCGTCATTCTCATCAAACAACACTTGCTCACCGGTAACGCCACCAATCCCCTTTTCCTCAGGCCGCGTGTAGCCCTTGTCATCGCTACCCAACATGGTGTGGTCATTGATCCACGGGATGAGCGTGCAGCTCAACAGGAACTCAGGTTTTGCAAGTTCCTCAGCCGAACGGAAAACCATGTAAACCTTCTCAGGGTCAAGGTTCTGCTCTTTGATCATGTCGGGGCCGAGGCTGGAACCCAGGTACGGGAACACACCAACCTTGCTGATTGGGTTGCGCGCAACTTCAAACCAGCCGTTGAAATCCTCGACGCGTTGCGTGCTCGCCATTATTCGTCGTCCTCATCGTCAAACGTAACTATTGGTCGCATTGTACAGCGGCAGTTGTAATCGTCACCAGGCAATCCACGCTCACCTGTTTTCTTGTCGATAATGGGCGGGTCGTTGATGTCGAATATCCCACCGTTCAAACCACCCTGCGCAGGTGAGTGCATGTGATACGGGCGCGGCTCTTGGCTACCACCACTGTGCACCCACTCAAACTTGGTGACCCCGTTGGCGCGCATACGCTCGCTGTTGATCGCGGTGTACGCCTTGCGCGTCTGGTCAAGGGCCACCAACTGCGCGTGCCTCTTGGCCTCCCCATACCGCTCTTCCATCTTGGGTTGAAGGTCAGCCAGGCCGTTACCCTTACGCAGCGAATCGTTGACGTCCTGCTTTACCTTGTCCAGAAACTCAGCGGGTATGCGAGTAATCAAGTCAACGTTGTCAGCAATGCGCGACTTGATAGCCTTTGTGACCGCAGGCGTGTTTTTCATCTTGAGCGTCATATCGGCGCTCGTTGACTTTAGGGACCGCTCAAGGTTGGTGGTTGCGTTGCGGTCTACGCGAGTTAGAAACCCCGTGGCCAACGGCGTTGCTTTCGCTGCGAACTTGGAAGCCAGGCGTTTAGCAAGCCGCGACCAGAAATCATCGGCAGCGTCTGCTGCGGCAGTATTTGAAAACTCGGCCAATACTGCCTTGGCAACCTCAGCGTGCATTTCGGCGGTGAGCGCTTCCAGCTCGCGAGCGTACGCAGCCCCCACCGACACCGAGGGCTTGAGGGTCAACGCCCGCTTAGACTCAGTACCTAGCGGGTCTGGCCGGCGCACAAGACGCACCTTCTTTTTGATCACAGCGGCGAGCCACTATCAGCGTCGAAGTAATCCGACTCACCATAACCGCCCTCGACCAGCTCAGGCGGCACACCGTCCAACCTGGCAGCTTCAAGGGAATGGTGACCGTCGATGACCACGCGGTACTGCTTTCCGGTCACAACGTCCATGATCACTGGCGACACTTGAACCTGATAGTCCTTGGTGCCGCGCTTGGCCTCAACAATCTGAGGGTCTATACGCAACTGGTTGGTGATCAACTGCGGTTCATCAATACCTGCGTCAAAACCTGGCTGTGCAGGGGCTGGGGGCTGGCCAACCTTGGCAGGGTCAGGCTCACCGTTGCCGTCCTCATCAGGGCGCTGCGCCTCAGCGATCCCCGTGTACCCACTATCTTTGTCAGCCCTCACGCGGTCGCGTTCGTCGTAACCGTCGATGGCGCCGGACGTAACAAGCTGCTGACCTGTCTGCGCTTTGATGAGGTTGATTTCTGCGTACTCTTTGGCTGTAGGGCTGTCGAGCGGTGCCCAACTGATGACGGTTTCCAGCGGCACCCATTCAACGTCACGCTTGCGCATGTACGGCAGCACGACCGAATGCATGATCAGTTGGTGATGACGCTCAACCAGCTCGGTTGGGGCACCCGCCTGGATCGATTCAAGCTCTTCGTGATAGCTGGCCTCATCGTACTCACCAGTCGCGTTGAAACCCTTGGGTGCTGTCATCAGCAACTTGGTGCCAGGGACGTTGAGGATTGCCGCAACCAATTGAAAGTTGGTCATGATCACAGCGTCAAGGTCTGCCAGGCTCGTATCGAACTGCGTGTACTTGTCGTTGGTGTCACCGAGCGTGACCGCGTAGTTGCTTTGCAGCTCAGCCTGTTGACCAAGGCGCTCACCGTAGCGAGGCCCGAGCGCAATACCTTCCTCAAGCTCAGTTTGCAGGATCACCGTGCGCTTAGTCAGGGCAAGCTGCGGCGCTTCGTTGGCTGTGCGCTCAGACGCATAGACGCGTTCGAAAACCTTTTGCGGAACTGGAATACCGCCGTACAGATAGGACGGCTTGAGGATGTCGATCACGTCACCCTCACGGTAAATGATGAGGTGCGAGCGGTGATAGCGCTTGCCGTTGATCACCCAAAACTTCGGCTCATAGAAGTGCATGAGTCAGGGCGGGTGCTGCCAGCGATGTCAAGTTCTGGAATGCACCAATACGGGTCNACCTGCACNATCCCCTTGTAGCTGCCGGGTGTCACCGCGTCGATGTTGAACGGCAGTTCATAGAACNNAGGGTCNGTGCTTTCNATCTGGAAGAACGCAATACGAATGCCGAAAATCTTGCCCTTATAGATCAGCTCAACCATGTTCTTNTGNAGCTTNAANCGCTTGTCNANNCGNTTCATCATGTTGAGCACGTCGGGNGCNTCAAGGTCACCGCCNTCAGGGGCNTGAATGTCGAANCCGTGGCGAACNGCGTCACGGGCNGGGATCAAACAACCCTTATCAATCANCCAGTGNTGCGCGAGCATGCCGGCCAACTGGTGNCCAATAAACGTNTGNCTCAGGAACCAATCAANGATNGCNGGCATNGGGCCNGGNTCGATNCCCACGCCATAGCCCTGCTTGATAAACCCGTTGGCCCCCTCGCTGCTGTCAAGGCTGTCGAGGCCGATACTGACGGCAGGCTTTGGCGCCAAACCAACCAGGGTGCGCAGACGGTCAGGCAGTGACACGCGATCATCTGCTAGCCGCCCTTCGGCCTGATCAATAGAGAACATACCTGAGCGACGAGGCGCTTTGGCTTCTGGTTCCATGGGCGGGATGGGATCACCAACCGAGCCGAACCACTTGCGCCACAAACGTTTGAACATGGTGAACCCTCTTAGAAGCCTGAGCGGCGTGCGCGCTTGGAATACAACATCATGCAGGTGTCCGCATAGTTTGGCGAGCGTGAGCCCTGCGGCGCCTTGTCGATGAGGATCTTACCACTACCGTTTTGCGACCACGTAGGTTGACTAAGCTCTTGCGTCAATTTAGTCAGCGCCTTTGCTGGGATCTTTTTACTGTCGAAGCTGACGATTTCAGCAGGGTCATACGGTAGCCCCTCAACGACGGCGCGATACGTCATCTTGAAACGTTCCATCAGGCGCCACCATTCTTGCGCTTTACGGTTCGCAAAAAAGTCCTCGTTGGTTCGGCCCTTACGACCATGCTCGCCCTTAAAAACTTCTTTGTCCTTTTCGATCACAGCGCCCGAGCCGCGAAACGGGTTCGCCTTCTGCTTGTCCTTGTTGCGCTTCTCGTTGAGAACCCTGGCGTCACCGCGAACACCAACACCCAAGCCGTCACTGTCAAAGTCCCAATCATCTATACCGTTGTCGTCGGCAAGCTTAAAAGCGTAGGCCGTCGTGGCGAACGTGTCAGAACCTTTACCTGACCAGGCTTCTATGAATTCCATGACCACGCCGTGACGGTTGCCCCAGCAGTTCAAGTCAATGCCTTCGTCAGCAACGTCAAGGGCACCACGGCGCTCACCGCTCGCTGTGAATCCAAGTTTGACATGCGCGTCAATCGCAGCCTGCACCCACTCGCTTGGGATGAGGATGCCAGATTTAGAGGCGCTGAAATTCAGGTCAATCTCTTGAGCGATGATTATTGGGTTGTCGATGTCCTCGCATTTCTTCTTATACCAGGCGTCATCTTTGCGAGGATCGTCGCGCCANTGGAACGTGAAGACCCGGTGTTCTGGCCAACTGTGCACCTTGTCAGCGAACGGGTTATCACGACCGTTAACAGAGCTGACCGATATCCGGCAGTTGGTCGTTGCCGATAAAGCGGCATCGATCAGTTGAGGGCGAGGCTGGAAGGCTGATTCATCGTCGAAGTACAGCGCGGTACGACCACCCCGCCCAATGTTGTCGCCTGCCTCACCCTTGATGATTGATTGGGTTTCAGGAATGAAAATCTTGAGGTGCGATGCAGTGGTCCTTGTTGGCCGAGTTGAANCCGCCCCGGAACTCTTCGGGNAGGTGGTCAAGAAACATNCGTCCTTTATAGAACANGGTGTCAGGGTCGCCCACCTTGTCTACCAAGTCTTCCTTACGCGANCCNAACCCAATGTTCATGTTGTTGCGGAAAAGGCACAGCGTTGCTGCCAGTTGCTGGCA